GCTACTTCCAGTTCGAGGTCGGCAAGACCTACGAGCACGAGGGCAAGGTCGAGGCCTGCAAGTCGGGGTTCCACGCCTGCCTGCGCCCGCTGGACGTTCTGGCCTACTACCCGCCGACCAGCCGCTTCGCCGTTGTCGAGGTCGCGGGCGAGGTCAGTACGTACGGCGAGGATTCCAAGATCGCGGCGGCGAAGCTCACGGTGAAGGCTGAAGTCGGCCTGCCGGAGATCATCGCCAAGACGGTCGAATGGGTCATCGCGCAGTGCAGGCCGGCCGAGGGCGCCAGCAACTCGGGCACTCGCGGCGCGGCCAGCAACTCGGGCACTCGCGGCGCGGCCAGCAACTCGGGCATTCGCGGCGCGGCCAGCAACTCGGGCGACTACGGCGCGGCCAGCAACTCGGGCTACGGCGGCGCGGCCAGCAACTCGGGCATTCGCGGCGCGGCCAGCAACTCGGGCATTCGCGGCGCGGCCAGCAACTCGGGCAACTACGGCGCGGCCAGCAACTCGGGCTACGGCGGCGCTGCCAGCAACTCGGGCGACTACGGCGCGGCCAGCAACTCGGGCTACGGCGGCGCTGCCAGCAACTCGGGCGACTACGGCGCGGCCAGCAACTCGGGCTACGGCGGCGCGGCCAGCAACTCGGGCTACGGCGGCGCTGCCAGCAACTCGGGCGACTACGGCGCGGCCAGCAACTCGGGCTACGGCGGCGCTGCCAGCAACTCGGGCGACTACGGCGCGGCCAGCAACTCGGGCACTCGCGGCGTCGCCGCGTCCTATGCCTACGACGGCAAGGTCATGGGCTCCGATGGCTCCGCGCTGTTCCTTGTCGAACGAGGCGACGAACATCAAATCATCGCCGTTTGGTCGGGCATTGCCGGCCGTGATGGCGTCAAGGCCGATACCTGGTACTCGCTCAAGGGCGGCACCTTGACGGAGGTGTCGCCATGAGCCCCGGCAGCTACGACGCTTTCCTCGCTCGTGCGGTCGACGAGCACATGGGCGACGACGAGGACGAGTTCGAGGACATCGCCCGGATGATCGAGCCGGATGGCTTTGACGACGACGGCGAGGCCAGCGACTACCAGCTCCACGGGTGCTGCCCGTGAGCGGCTACACCGCCGACAACATCGACGACGCCGTTTTGGCCGGGTACTCATTCAGCGCCGTCATCGACGCCCTGAACGCTGGCGACCTCACCGAAGCCGGCCGCGCCCTCAAGGCGATCCTCGACGAGGCTAAGGCCGACAGCGTGGGTGCGCCGACCACCGAAGGCCTCGACGCCCTGCTGCCCGGCTGGGACGCATCCCTCTCGGCGCTCGCCGCGCGCCTCGCCGTCGTTCCGGTGCGCTGATGGCCGCCTTCCACGTCATCAACGTGAACACGCTGCGCGACGTGCAGCGCCGCGCCGAACTCAAGGGCGCGAGCCCTCTCGCCACGCGCCGCGCGAAGCTGGCTGCGATCCGCCTGATGGCCGACGGCCACAAGCGTTCCGTCGCCCTCGCCGCCGCGCTCGACGTGCTGGCCGGTGTGCCCTGCCCGATGCCGAAGGGGGCCGCGTGAGCGCCAAGACCGTGACGATTGACCACCCGCACGCCGAGGTCATCGCGGCGTACTACTCGGGCAAGACGGTGCAATTCCGATCCGGTGAATGGCCGTGGAATGACCTCAACAACGGAGTGCCGTCTTTTGAGCGAACGCTTCAGTGGCGCATCAAGCCCGAGCCGCTGGTGCGGTGGGTTGTTGTGGACGGCGACGCAAACAACGTCGCTTGGGACTCGCTCAAGTCCGCCGAGGAAATGGTCGAGCGGTACGCGAATTTATACCGCGCGAGCAACTTCCGCATCGTCCGCATGGTGGAGCAGCCCGAATGAGCGCCCTCCTCCACGACATCGGCGTGTCCGCCCTCGCGCTGGCCGGCATGTGGGCCGTGTGCTCGGTGCTGCGCGAGGACATCGACCGCGGCCTGCGTGCCCGCCGAATCTATCGCGCCTGGTGCCGCCGTGGCTGACCTCTCCGACGTGGCCCGCGTCCTGTTCGCCATCGGCTGCGGCACGGGCCTGCTCGCCGCCATCCGATTCATCGCCGACCACCGGGAGCGCCGCAAGTGGCGCTCCGCGCGCCGGCAGCTTCCCTTCATCCTCGACTAGGAGTTACCCATGAGTGCCCTCGTAGTGTCGCAGGCCAAAAGCCTCGCGCAGAACCTCAACATCGCCGCCGAAAACACCGCCGAGCTGGTGGCGACCCTCAAGGCGACCGCCTTCAAGGGCGGCGCGAACGACGCCCAGCTCGCCGCGCTGCTGCTGGTCGCGAGCCAGTACGGCCTGAACCCGTGGACGAAGGAAATCTACGCCTTCCCCGACCGGAACAACGGCATCGTGCCGGTGGTCGGCGTCGACGGCTGGTCGCGCATCATCAACACGCATCCCATGTTCGACGGCATGGACTTCGAGCAGGACGACGAGTCGTGCACCTGCATCATCTACCGGAAAGACCGCAGCCACCCGATCAAGGTGACGGAGTGGATGGCCGAGTGCCGCCGCGATGGCGTCGGCCCGTGGAAGTCGCACCCGCGCCGGATGCTGCGCCACAAGGCGATGATCCAGTGCGCCCGCCTCGCCTTCGGCTACGTCGGCATCTTCGACCAGGACGAGGCCGAGCGCATCGCCGAGTCGCCGACCGGATCGGCCGGCCAGCAGGCCGTCGCCGCAGCGCAGCCGGATGACACCCCGGAGCGCCGCGCGCTGATCCAGCGCCTCGAAGGCGTCGCCGCCAGCGGCACCGAAGCGCTCCGCGCCGAGTGGTCGACGAACCTCACGAAGGAACAGCGCCAGCAGGTCGGTGCGGTCGAGTTCGACCGGATCAAGGCCATCGCCGAGGTCGCGAACACCATCGAGGGCGAGGCCCGCGAGGTGACGCCGTGACGGTCGCGCAGAACACGCCCGAATGGCTGGCGCTGCGCGCTGGCAAGCTCACCGCGAGCCGGTTCTCGGACTTGCTCGCATTCGACGAAGGCGGCGAGCTCTACAAGTCCGGGCCGAAGAAAGGCACGCCGAAGCCGCCGAAGGTTCTCAAGGCGCGCACCGACTATATCGGCGAAGTCGTGGCCGAGCTCCTGACGGGCCAGCCGCGCGAACAGGTGCGCGCCAAGCCGCTCGAGTGGGGCCACGATGTCGAGGCCGCTGCGCGCGGAGCATACGAGGCCGAGACGGGGCTGCTGCTGACCTCGGGCGGGTTCGTCATCCACCGCGAGCTGCCGTTCGTTGGCTGCTCGCCGGATGGCCTCGCCGACGACGACGGGCTGGTGCAGATCAAATGCCCCTACAACCCGGCGAACCACGTCGAGACGCTGCGCACCGGCATGCCCGAGGAGCACATCGCCCAGGTCCAGGGCGAGCTGTGGGTCACGGGCCGGCGCTGGTCGGACTTCATCAGCTACGACCCGCGCATGCCGGCGCACCGCCGCCTTTTCGTCCAGCGCGTCGAGGCCGACGCCGAATATCACAAGCGACTGCACGACGCCGCCGTGAGCGCGTGGGCTGAGGTGCAGTCGATCCTGCAATTCATCAACGAGGAGAAAGCAGCTTGAACGTCGGAATCTTTGCGGGGCGCGTCGGGAAGGATGCGGTCGTTCGCCAAACCAAGGCCGGGGAGTCCGTGCTGGGGTTCTCGGTGGCCGTCGATGTCTACGTCGGCGGCGGCGAGAAGGAAACGCTGTGGGTCGATTGCTCGATGTGGGGCGAGCGCGGCGCGAAGGTGGCCGAGTACGTCACCAAGGGCGCGAGCGTGACCGTGCAGGGGCGCATCAGCCTGGACAGCTACGAGGGCCAGCCGAAGCTGCGCCTGAACGTGCAGGAGCTGACGCTGCAGGGCGGGAAGCGCGAGGAAGGCCAGCGCCAGGACGAGAAGCCCAAGGCCGAGCACAAGCCGCAGGGCTACAGCGGCACGGGTGGCGGCGGCGGTCGCTCGCGCAGCGCGCCGATGGCCCCGACGCGCGGCAACGATCCGTTCCCCGATGACGACATCCCATTCATTCGCTGCGACGGCGCAGCCTAAGGAGTTCCCCGTGAGCGTTCTCGTCGATCTGCAGAAGCGCCTGATTCCCTTCGACTCTGCCAAGCGCCTGTACGAGGTGCAGCACCAGGTCGCCGTCCACCCCGGCGCGCAGTGCTGGCACGACTTCAACCAGTGGTGGGCGAGTGCTGCGATGGACGCCGCCGAGGCTTTTGTCGATCAGTCGAAGCGGCGGCGTGTCGAGTTCAACATGGCGAAGGAGGCCGCGAATGGCCGCTGATCTGAGGGAGCGCGTGGCGCGGGCGCTGGCCCTGTGTCCGTCCAACTTGCCCGGCATTCAAGCCGACGCCCTGATCCGCGAGCTTGGGCTGACGCAGGCCGAGCCTGCACCGAACTGGTGCCCTGAATGCGGTCGTCGTCCGCGCGACCCGATCGGGGTTCTCGGTTGCCGGAACGGATTCCATCGCGAAGAAGCCACCCCGCAGCCGCAGCCGCAGGCCCGCCCGCAGGCCAGCGCGGAGGATGTGGCGCGAATTGATGACTTCATCAAAATTCGGCTGCGGTGTTCCATCTACGGCCTCAATCCGGGAAGCGTCGGGTGGGCCAACGAAGCATGGCAGCGCATCCGCGCATCGCTGGGGGTGGTGAAGTGAGGACTGGGCTCGTGGCTGGGCACAACGTGGACGCGCTGAACATTCAGGCCGGCATGGCTGAGCTTTCCGCGTGCGGATACAGCGAGCCGCAGACGGCGATGGTAATCGAGTACGCGCTCGCACGATGGGCGCGAGGCGAGGAAGAAGCGGCAGAGCGCGGGGCAATCGACCGTTCTTTCCACGGCATCGACCTCACATGCTGGCGTCGCGTTCTTGCCGCCGCGATGGCTGGCGCATCGCTGGGGGTGGGCCGTGAGTGAGCGATACGAAGTCCGCATCGACGGCGCGCGTGCTGACGTTTACGAGGACGGCAGGTGGATGTGTCAAGCCGACACCGAGGACGACGCAAAGCGCATCGCCGCCGCGCTGAACGCGCAGGAAGAGCGATTGCCTCCGACCATGACGCCAGAGGAAGCGCGAGAGTTTCAGCGCTGGGAGGGCATGGACGGCGCTATCGCCTACCAACTTATCGAACGGCACGCCGACGGATGGGCTGACGTTGGTGTGATGATGAACGCATGGCTTGAGGCGAACGCGCTGAACGCGCAGGCCGGGGCGGTGGAGGCGTTGCGTGAGCTGCGCGAAGTCGTGATTGCGCAAAACAATCTCGGGGCGTCGTGGCACCCGGAAATCTTCGGTAGGTTGATGGCAGCGCTCCAACGGTCGCAGCAGGCGCTCGCAGCCGCCCCGCAGCCCCAGGCCCTTTGCTCGAACTGCGCCGCCGATGGTGCGCGCATGAAGCGTCAAGCGTTGTGCGCGTTTACCGGGAAGCCCACGCAGTCGCAGGCCCGCGCGGAGGATGTGGCGCTGGTTAGCGACGTGATGGGCCTGCTGGCGACGCACGCCGATTTTCCGTCGGCCGTCAAAGCATGGCAGCGCATCCGCGCCGACTACGAGCGAATGGGGGTGGTGAAGTGAGTGAGTATTACGTGCGAACTATCAACGACACGGCTGTAGAACTTGCTCACGTACTGCGCAGGATTGACGGAGAGCGGGCCGCTTTGATCTGCGAGTGCTACGAGGCCGAGACGGCAGAACGCATTGCCGCCGCACGCCTAGAGGCGAACGCAGAGCGCAGGCAGGAAGAACGCTTCCGGCAGACGATGACGCCCGAGGAATTCGCCAACTTCAAGGCAGAGCGTGAGGCGGAGCGCAGGCACCGCGAGATTTGCCGCTCAATCGAACAGGCTGGCGAGAACGCGAGGTTCCGGCTGTGGTGACAGACTTCATTTCAACGGCAGCGCGGGGCGAGCCATGAGCCTCGACTTCCTCGACCGCGTCGAGCTTCACGGCCTCTCGGGCAGGAAGCAGCGCTCGAAGGTGATTGAGTGGCTGCAGGGCAACGGCTACCGCTACGAGCTCGCCGCCGACGGCTGGCCGCGCGTGCTGCGCGCCGCGGTCGAGCAGCGCTTGATGTCGGAGCCCGGCCGGCGCAGGGTGTCGAAGGTGGAACCGGACTTCACGGCCTATGGCACGCCCAAGAAAGCAGCGTAGCGGCCTCCCCTCCTACTGCTACCGGGATCGGCGCAACGGGGCCTACTTCATGCTCGTGCCGGGCCCGGAGGGCAAACTTGCGCGCCGCACCTACGGCGCCGACCTGCACCGCATGCTCGATGACTGGGCACGCACGTGGGGCGCGACGGTGGCGCAGGGCGACACGGTGTCCGCGGCGCTCGATGTCTACCTCGGCGTGCTGGCGCAGCGCCGGCATCGCGGGGACGTGCGCGAATCGACCGAACAGGACTACAGGAAGCACGCGGCAAAGCTGCGCGCGGTCTTCGGGCCCGTGAGGCTGGCGGACGTGGACGTGCCGATGTTGGTTCGTTGGAGGGACGTACGCGGCCACCAGAGCCCGGTGCAATTCAACCGCGAGCGCACAGTGCTGCTCGAGGTGTTCCGGGTGGCGGTTGAGCGCGGGATGGTCGCTGGAAACCCGGTGTCGATGCTGGGGCGCATGAAGGAGCGCCCGCGCGACAGGTACGCGACCGACGAGGAGGTGGCGGAGGTGTTGAAGCGCGCCGGCCGAGAGGTTCAGGCGGCGACGGTGCTGGCGATGGCGACGGGGCTGCGCCAGGGCGACATCCTCGCGCTGCGGCGCGCGGACTTCGGGAAGGCGGGGCTCACGGTGGACCCGTCGAAGATGCGCGGCCGCACGCGGAAGGGGCTGCACTTCCCGTGGTCGCCGGCCATGCGGGTGGCGTGCGAGCTGGCGGATCGGAAGGTCGCCAGCATTGAGGGGTTCTGGCTGTGCAACCAGAGCGGCGCTCCCTACACGAGCAGCGGCTTCCGTTCGCTGTGGCACAGGGCGATCACGGCCGCCGTGGCCGAGGCCGGGATCGAGCGCTTCACGTTCAACGACCTGCGCGCGAAGGCAGGCACCGAGGCCGAGGACTGGCGCATCCTTGGGCACCTCGACCAGCGGACGTTCTCGCGCGTCTACGACCGCAAGCCGACGACGGTAAAGCCGGCCCGATAGCCGCTCAAAACCCGGACGACGGCCCAAAGAAATCAGCGGGTTACGCGAGGCGCTAGGGCGTGGATTTTGAGCGGCGCTAGCGGCTGAAACGCAGCAGCGGCGCGGGTTTCAGGCGCTCGCGGGCATCGGATTGAAAATCCCCGTGTCGGGGGTTCGATTCCCTCCCTGGCCACCACCTTCAGAATCAAGCCCCGTGCGGCCTGCGGGGCTTTTTTCATGCCCGCGATTCTGGCCGCCCTGCTCAAAATTCCGGGGCTTGCTCAAAACTCAGGGGCCCGGCACAGCTTCGGCCTTGCTCAAGGGCCGGGGCGGTTGGGGGGAGCGGCAACCCTTCGGAACTGCCGAATAGTTCGTTCAGGTCGCGCCGCCGTGCTGCCGGGGTGGGCACAGGATCGCGCAGCGGCGACCCGCCGGCAGTAGGGAAACGCCTCGTTTAAGTTCGGAGAAATCCTAAACGTCGCGTCAGCGAATTACGCTCTGCGACCGCAGGCGGCTCAGACAGTCATGCTCCGCAGCCCTGAGCGCCCGTTCTTCCCTGAGCAAGCCAAGCACGCCAGCGGCCCACGCGGGGCCGTCCTGTAGCCACTGGGAGCGCGTGGCGATGGGCGGGGCGGGAACGGGGCCGGTCTTGCCCTGCTCACATTGAACGATTGGTGGCTCGGGCAGCGTCGGAGAGGGTGTCGCGCACGCGGTCAGGCATAGGGCCGTCGCACTCAGCAGGAACGGGGACAGGTACTTCACGGATACGCTCCACGATCTTTACGGTGTCAGTCTGGATTTCAGCGGACGCGGCCTGCGCGTCTGCGGTTGTTTCGCGGGCAATGTCCAGCGCCTTCACTTCACGGGCGGCGGTCTTGCGGTCGACCTCGGCGACCATGGCGGCGATGCGCTCGTCGCAGCGGGCCTCGGCCTGCCCCGCCCTGCGGAACTGCCACAGATTCAAGCCGGCGGACACGGCCAGCAGGATCGCCAGCAGGCCGGCGATGCCGACCTTGGCGATGAGTCGTTCGAACCAGGTCATAGCGCAGTCCACCCCTCACAGATGGCGCGCTCCTCGGCGCGTCGACGAGTCAGGCCCGGCAGGCGCTTGCCCCCGGCGTAGTCCCATCGGGAAAGCTGCGCGCACCACTCCGACGCGGGGCGGCCGGCGTTGAGCAGGCGGACAAGCGTCGACCCGCAAGCCGCCCCAACGCCGACGTTGTGCGACCACAGCAGCAGGGCGACGGCCTCGTGTCGCTGGACGGTCTTGGTCACGCACTGCTCGAGCTGTTGCGCGTGCTGCAACAGGGAAGCCCCCAGCACGGCCACGCACTCGTCGCGGGTGAACTGCGCCTTGAAGTTGACGACGCTGGGGTCAGTCTCGCCCGCGCATGCCGTGGCGATGCCAACGGGATCGAGATACTTGCGGGGGACGATGCTTTCCCACTTGATCGAGATGGGCGCGGCGACAAGGACGACGACAAGCGACGCAATGCCGATGGGGCCGGCTCGCCCCGGCTTACTCGCTGGCGTCGTCATCGCCGGTCGGCCTTGAGGTCGAGCTTCTTCTCGATGCGTTCGAGGGCGTCGTAGATGCGCTCCTCGAACCCGGCGACGCGGTCGGCGAGGGCCTTCCGCAGTTCGTCTTGGGTGTTGATGCGCCCCTCAAGGCGAACCAACCAGACGACGACGGAAACGATGGCACCGCCGACGGTGACGATGGTGGCGAGGTCGAGTTCCATCACGCGCCACCCCGCTGCTCGTTGTAGAGCTCGTCGAACAGCACCTTGATGGCCCCCATCAGCAGGGGCATCGGCACATTGATCGGGCCGCCAGGCGTCGGCACGTCGACGGATCGCTGCAGCAGGTCGGCGAGGCTCACGCTGATGGCCCCGTCTGGCTCGGGTGCGCCGAAGTAGTCGAACGTCCCCGCCGTGCGGTAGAACTTCGCGCACTCGAAGACGACGCTTCCGGTGTTGTCGGTCGGGTTCCAGTGGATGGTCGTTCGCGGCGCGAGCGCCTCGGCCTCGGTGGCGGGGTTCACGGTTTGGATTCGGGCGTTGGTCATGGGGCGTAGACGTTGACGAGAGCCGTCGCGCGGCGGAGGGGGGAAGTCGTGCGGGCGAGTGCGGCCGTGGTGCCGGTCGACGTGAACTGCGCCGTCTCGATGTAGTAAGTGCCGCCCGTCGTGCCGCCTGAGTCGGTGACTTCAAGGGCGCTGGCCCAGCCGCTCGGCGCTCCGGAGATCGTCCCGCTGTTGGTGTGGACGAAGTGGAGCGCGAGAACCGTGGCGGCGCTTCGTGCCTGAGATTGCAGGCCTGCCGGCGTGCCAAGCGAGGCGTTCACCACTGAGAAAGTGCGGTCAACGTTAAACGACACGGGGCCGGTATTCCGCACCCCACGAAGGACGACGATGGAGATTCGCGCAGCGCTGCCAACAGAGCCTACGAAGTGCGGCCAAGTCCGGTCAGCGGTCGGGATCGTCCCGCCTGACGACATGCGCAGCCCGTACAGAATCGACTGGAACTCGTCGTTCGCGCCCGCGACCACTCGGCCAAGGTTGTCCCACCCGCTCGGCTGCGGCACGTCGTCGCGGCCGTTCTGGATCGCCAAGTGGACGAGCACCACGTCGCCCGTGTTGAGCGCGCCGGGGTCGGGCGCGACCAGCGGCCACGTCGCCGCCGAGCCTTGGTAGAAGGCCGACTGCGCGGACACGACCGTGATTGGGAAGTTCCCGCCCCGGGCGCGGATCATCGACTGGACGACCCCCATCAGAACACCCGCCAGCGGTTCGCGGCGACGCGGTGCAGCGTGCGTCCGCTGTTGATCGGGAGGATAAAGCTGCCCGTGCTCGCACCGTCGATCAGCGTCACGCCGCCAGCCGGCGAGATCGTGACCGTGCCCGTGCCCGAGTCGTTGACGATGGTGATCGTCGCGCCGCTGCGCCAGCCGGCCGTCGCGTCGGTGGGAAGCGTCCAAGTGTAGGAGGCGTTGTCGGTCTTGATCACCGACCGGCCGTGGTCGGCGGTGACGAACGTGTACGCCGCGTTCTGCGTGTTGGTCGGGATGTCGCGGGCGTTGCCGATGGCGTCGAGCAGGCCGTCGGAGAACGTTTTGGCCCCGGCCACGGTCTGCGCGCCGGTGAGGAACAGCACGCCCTTCACGGTGCTGGCCCCGGTCATGATCCACGACCCCGAGCCCAGCGACAGG